TGGTATCAGAGCCAGGTTAAGGTAATCATGTCTTTCATGGGGTAAAACCCATAGATAGGGGCCTGAGGGCTCTGCTTATTCTTTGTTATGGAAAGTACCTGTGCAAGTAGTAAGGTTAGATAAGTCGAATGGTGTAATAACGCTTAGCAGGGTGCTGCACGCTGATGTTCTAGGGTTGTTCTAAGGATCGTTTACAGGTTAGGAAGATACCTAGTTCAGATGAAAATAGACCTCAAAGGCTTGGTCGGTGCACGAGAATGCCGAGAAGTGAACGCTAAGAGTGCGTGACAACATAAGCTTAAGAGGAAACCGTACTCATCTATGTCTATGGTAACTAACTAAAGATCCGGAAGCCGTCCTAGTAGCATCAATCTTTGTGTGGTACCCTGATAGGCAATAAAGACCAGTAAGACGTAATAACCTATGACTACCTCTGGAACTGGGTATAATCTGTGACAGGAATAGAGCATCCCGAAGGGTTCCCCTATCTGTTTTAAACATAAGACATCACACCTTAAGTAAAAGCTCATCTTTTATGACCCAAAGTTTTTGGGAAAAAGAATTAGAAGGTTGGGTAAACTCAAACGGTTTACGCCAAGCAAGACTAGAATTTCTAGATCTCGCTAATCAGGAAAAGGTCTCCCACAAGGACCTTGCCTGGAACATTCAAGTCTTTGGTTTCAGGTCAGATCTCGCTGGAAAGGTGAATTTGGCAGCGACACACGTTGCCAAGGGGCAAATCATCAAGGAGTTGCGTGAAGACAACATCAAGCTCCAGAATAGCGTACGCGCTTGCAAAAGTGCGATCAACGCTCAGAAGGCCGAAATCCAGAAGCTCAAGGAGTCTCAGGACATCATCCAACAGGAAGTCCTAGGGCTCAAGGAGGCCTTGATCCAGAGAAGACCGCTGTCCAAGAAGGACGTTGAGGAATTGGTCCTGCGAATCTCTGAACAGCCTAAGTTCATTGAGCAGCAGACCGAAGCCTTAACGGTCGAGTTATCAGAAAAGGTGGACCGTGTGGAGAAGTTGATCCACAAGCTAGAGAAGACCCTCATCGGGGAATGAGCATAGCAAACACCAGAGCAAGTGTTGCATACCAAGAGGCACTTGCAGCTACCAAGACCCTTTGGGAGGACAATTCTACCGGTCTCATCGAGAAGAGTGACGGTGCCAACAACACCAACTCTGCAAGACAAGGAAACACAATCGTGTTCCTTTTGGTGCGCATCGACGCTAAGTTAGCTGAACTTAGTGAGAAGGTCACTCAGCTTGAAGTCAGAATCAAGAACATTGAGAAGGCCAAGCAGCCCACTCAAGACTTCAAGACCAATCTAGAAGAGATCACAAAGAAGATCTCAGATCTCAAGATCTCTGACAAGCCGAAGGAAAAGGGAGGAAACCTCAAAGTCCTCCGCAATCCCTACGACATCTTGAAATCTATCAAGAACTAAAGATGTCAACAAGAGGAAGAGTCACTGGTACAAGCTCACAGACAGTGACTGAGCCAGGGCAACCCCTGGTAGAAGATCAAATAAGGGATTACCGCCGTGCTCAACGAGCAAGGCATGAAGCAGCAAGAGTTGCCAGAAACATCGGCAACATTGGAAGAACGATCGTCGGAAGGCAGCCTCGAGAGCATACTTTGGCTCTCCTGATGAACCCTGAAGTGGAGCTGCAACGATCCATGCAAGAGCGAGCAAGAACAGTACCTGCAGAGGTACTTTACATGACAAGGCGTGATGACATCCATCACAGGGTGTATCACCATAGATCTGAAGAGAGGATGCTGGTGCTTCGTAATGACCAGCAAGATAGGACGTTCATTCAACAGGAGTCCTATGAAGCGCTCGCACAAGCAGGGCTTGAATACATCCATCTTGGAGTATTGCAAGTCAGATTCCAGATCCTGCACAGGAGATATGCAGGAACAGTGGCTTTCCTGGTGTTCAGAGACACCAGATGGAATGAAGATGACCGTAGCATCATAGCAGCTATGGAGGTGGATCTAGCTGAGGGCAATCAGCTAGTATATGTTATCCCTGATATAATGATGACGATCAAGGACTTCTATCGTCATATACAGATCTCTATCAAGACCAAGGGATATGATACATGGGAAGGAGGAGAAGCAAATCTCCTCATCACTAGGAGCATTACATCTAGGCTATCCAACACACCAAATGTGGGATTTGCCTACAAGATTGAGAGAGTGGCTGAATACCTCAGATCCAAGGGGGTTAAGGCCATAAATGCGACAAAGCACTCCGCGAAGCAGTTTCAAGGCGGAGAATGGACATTGAAGCCGTCACGGGTTGTGGTACCAATGCAACCCTCGAGCATGAACACTTCCACAAAGTATGACGGAAGTATCTCCATAAGATTTGGAGATTATGAAGCTTCAACATCATCAAGACCACCAAAGTACAACACAGCTGATGATGAAATTGATTCAGACGAGGAACACACTATAGCCATGATAACTGAAGAAATTGATGAGTGGCTAATCCTCGCAGAAGAGTTAGGCTATGACCTAACGGAAGAAGTTGAAGATGTTCCTCCGGAACAATCTTCCAGAAGCATGGTGGGGGAGGAGAAAATCATCTCCCAATTTCTTGAAAAACTCGAGCTTGAAGAAGAAACAACTAGCATGGCAAGTTTAAACATCGCCATGATGTCTGAATATCCGGAGTTGAAGAAAATCTCTGAACTGGTGAATGCATCATCTGAAGTAACAAGCAGTTACAGGCCACCAGAGATTGATATGACAGGACCGGCCGGATATGCACCGGCTACATCTCAGCAAGGTTGGGCGAGTTCACACCCACCAACATCCGGAAGAAACTTCAGATACAAAGATCCTTCGGGATACTTTGCTTTGCCGTCAGCTCAACAGCAAAATGGTTCAATCCTGCTGCTCTCCCCAACTTATGACACTAAGATATTTGAAAGGTGGGAGTCAACAACACTGAACCACATGGCAGACAAGAGTTTTGCCACGGCAGAGGATAAACTGATATATCTGGAGAATTTACTTGGGGAAATGGAGAAAAAGACATTCCAAACTTGGAGAATGGCTTTCCCCACAGAATTCGAATTAATGAAGACTCAAGCTCTGGGTGCAAATGGCACTCAAAATTCCATTTCACAAATCAGAAGAATCTTCTACTTAGAAGACCCGAAGACAGGCTCAACAACATCTCAAGATGCAGCTTACAAAGCCATCAAGAGCCTGGTGTGCACTGACATGAGTGGAATAGCAATCAAGAGGTACATGAATAGCTACATGGACTTGGCAGCCACATCAGGAAGGATGTGGGTATCAGCAGAACTCTCTGATGAGTTCTTTACTAAGTTACCCAATGGCCTAGGTGACAGAGTGGCCAAGGCATTCAAAGAAAAGCACCCTGGTAACACAGTGGGTGTCCCAGCAAGGGTAACATTTACCCAAAATTATTTGGAAGAAGTGTGCAGAGAGGCAGCATATCAAAGGTCTCTCAAGAATCTAGACTTCTGCAAAGAATTCCCAGTGCCAGGATACTACAAGAAGCCTGGATACAAATATGGCAGAAGAAAGACGACGACGTACAAGGGCAAGCCTCACAAAACTCATGTGAGGATAGATAAAAGAAAACATTTGAAGAACAGAAAGTGCAAGTGCTATGCCTGCGGTGAAGAAGGGCATTACGCAAGTGAATGCCGAAACAAGAAGCAATACACTGACAGAGTTAACATCATTGAAAATATAGCACTCAAAGAAGATGAAGAAATTGTGTCAGTTGGTGAAGATGAGGACGAAGTCTCTGACATCTGGTCCTTATCAGAAGGTGAAGATGGCCATGGTGAGGAAGAAGTGGCCGCAATGGTTTTTGCCTTGGAAGATGAAGAGGAAGACACCTTGATAGGCAAACCTGGAACATGGAGATCTCAAGTAAGGGTGACAAGAAAAGAATATGAATGTATTCACCTTTGGGATTTCAACTCTGAAGGGTATGAAAAGTGCAAAGCCTGCAGACTTGAAGCAAGGGCCAATGAAAGGATGAAGTGCAAAGAATGCAAAATGGTGATTTGCTGCTTATGCAGTAATTACTGTTTTGATATCACAATCCCAAGAGAGAGGAGTTTCTCTTCTCAGCACCACGAGCCCAAGTGGAAAGAGATTGCAACTGCCCTAGGAGAGATCAATGCAAAACTTGAACAAGAAAAGAAGGCGTTGATAGAAGAGTTGAACAGAGCCTTGGAACAAATCAAGGACTACAAGCAGAAGGGACTTCCAACAGCCATAATACAGGAAGTCGATGAGAGTAAAACTGAAGAACTTGAGAGGGAGAATGAGCTGCTGAACGCAGTTCTAGAGAAAAAGGATAAGGAGATAAAAGATCTCAAAGAAAGATTGCAGTGGTTATCTCAGGAGAAGGTGCAGATGCTTACAGAAGAAGATGAGAAGGTATTCTCTGCATCAGGAAGATCTGGCCCAAGATACAATGGGCTGTATAATGTCAAAGTGGGAATCGAGGTAGAAAAGGAAATCAAATACCTCAACGCCATAGTAGACACAGGAGCTACTACCTGTGTTGTGAGAGAAGCAAGATTGACGGAGAAGATGTTGGAAGAATCTCCAGTCAACGTTACATTAAGAGGCATGAATTCAATATCAAGAGCCTCAAAGGTGGTTAAACAAGGAAAAATCTGGATAGGGGAACAATATTTCAGAACCCCTAGGACATTTGCCTTGGACATATCATTATCAGGAGGCATAGATATGATACTTGGATGCAACTTCATCAGATCACTGGAAGGTGGAGTTAGAATTGAAGGAAATGACATAACCTTCTACAAATTGGTAACAAGTGTCAGAACCCAGAGAGAAGCCCATCAGGTCGCAGCTATTGAGGAGCTGGATTTAAATGAGGATGAATATTATGACATAGCCATTTCTGATCAAGAGAAGGCTTATATCAACAAAGAGATTGTAGATTCCTCAATATTCAGAAGATTGAAGGAACTGGGCTATATTGGCGAAGAACCACTGAAGCATTGGCGAAAGAATCAAGTGAAATGCAGTCTGGAAATCAAAAACCCAGACATGATTATAGAAGACAGACCATTAAAGCATGTCACGCCAAAGATGAAGGAGCAGATGAAGAAGCATGTAGACAAGCTCCTAGAGTTGAAGGTGATCAGGCCGTCCACTAGTAAACACAGAACAACAGCAATGATAGTGGAATCAGGCACAGAGATAGATCCCAAGACTGGCCAAGAGAAGAGAGGAAAGGAAAGATTGGTGTTCAATTACAAGAGATTAAATGATAATACAGAAAAAGACCAGTACTCTCTGCCAGGGATCAACACAATTATCCAGAGGATTGGAAGGTCAAAAATCTATTCAAAATTTGACCTAAAGAGTGGATTTCATCAAGTTGCCATGGAGGAAGCGTCCATTCCTTGGACTGCATTTTGGGCAATAGATGGATTATATGAGTGGCTTGTAATGCCATTCGGACTGAAGAACGCCCCAGCGGTGTTCCAGAGAAAAATGGATAATTGCTTCAGAGGAACTGAAGAATTCATAGCAGTATACATTGATGACATTCTGATATTCTCTGAAAGTCCACAGCAACATGTCCAACACCTGAAGAAATTCATGGAGATTTGTGAGAAGAATGGGCTTGTTCTTAGCCCTACAAAAATGAAAATTGGTGTTTCACAGGTGGATTTCTTAGGAGCCACCATTGGACAGTCCAAAATCAGACTACAGCCTCATATTATCAAGAAAATAGCTGATTTTGAAGATGAAAAGCTGAAGGAGACGAAGGGACTCAGGTCATGGCTAGGGATATTGAATTATGCAAGAAATTACATCCCTAACCTTGGAAAAACATTGGGACCTCTCTACTCAAAGGTGTCACCCACCGGAGAGAAAAGAATGAATCACCAAGATTGGGTCCTAATCAACAAGGTGAAAAGGCAAGTGAAGGAACTGGAGGACATGGAATTGCCCCCAGTAGAAGCATGCATAGTCCTGGAGACTGACGGATGTATGGAAGGATGGGGAGGTGTATGCAAATGGAAACTCCCTGGACAGAACAAAGCATCTGAGAAGATTTGTGCTTACGCAAGTGGAAAATTCTCACCCATCAAGAGCACAATAGATGCAGAGATCCAAGCGGTGATCAATAGCTTGGATAAATTCAAGATCTACTACTTGGACAAGAAGAAGATCATAATCAGAACAGATTGCCAGGCCATTGTGGCATTCTACTCAAAAATTGCACAAAACAAACCATCAAGGGTGAGATGGTTAACATTTTCTGATTTTATCTCAGGGTTAGGAGTGCAGGTGTCCTTCGAGCACATAGATGGCAAGGACAATACAATCGCCAATACATTATCGCGGTTGGTTCACATCTTGATCAAAGAAGAAGACCAGGAACTGATCAACAAGATCATGGTTCTATGGGAGAAGAAGACTGAAGATGTGATGCACATCAACGACAACCCACTCCTCGTATGCGGTTGCGGAATCCCAGCAGTGCAAAGAGAGTCAAGAACTTCCAGAAACCCAAACAGGAAGTTTGTTACTTGCAGGGATAACCGATGCCGTTGCTGGTGGTGGTCAGATAACATCGACGATTACACCAGAAGAATGATTGATCTTGCACAAGAAGAAGCTGACTATGACGAAGCCATGAGAAGGTATCATGAAGAGCTGCAAGAAAAGAAGTTGGACCTCATGCAGATCAACGAAGCACTTGAGGCCGCAGAAGATCAAGATAGAAGAGAAGGCGTCATCAGTGACGCAGATTTCGAGCCAAACGTCATCCGTGACGATTGAGGCGGAAGTGGTGGACCCATACCAACAGATGGCACTAACTGTTGTGACAGGGTGTACGAGATGCCTCACCCACCGGTAGGTGTGTGATAAGATATGTCGGATCTGAGATCCGCTTTATGTAAAGAGAGGAGCCTGCGTGCCCTCTACGCGTGTGTCTGCTTTCCAAGGTGCGATGCTGCGTCACGCACAAGGAAACGCTTTAGTCCAGAGCATGTGATGCGCCACTACGCATTATTGGCGACGATGGGGCCCCAAGCGCACCCGGCCAGATGCCATAGTGAGCCTTCAGGCTCTATATAAGGACTTGTAAGACCTCATTGCTAGGCATCGGAGAAACACTCCATTGCTTACTTTGAGCCATAAGAGAAATAAACTCAAGTATTCTCTTCCACTCCGAGCCTTAGATTACCTATGTTCTGAAAATCTTTTGAGAAGTAAGAACAAGATCCGTTTCGTTTTCCGCAGTTCGCGCCCCTCTTTCTCC